TACAGTAGACCATTCTACTACATATACAATAGGTAGTGCAGGATTAACATTTTCTGGCTTAACTCCTTATGCTAGTAAAACAGTAGCAGTTCGTACTGGCGATTATTATTTAGGAGAATTTGCTGTTAATAGTTCTGGTGTTCTAACTTTAGATAGTGGTATGGAATGTGATACTATAACAGTAGGATATGATTACGAAGTTATAGCAGAGACTATGCCAGTTGAAGCAGTATTATCTACTGGTAGTTTACGAGGTCAACCTAAAAGAATTTCTCGTGTAATTATGGGATTAGACAGTTCATTGGCTTCTTCTTTAGAAGGTAGTAAAATTATACTTAGACAAGTAACAGATGATTTTTCTATATCTCCTTCTGCTTTTACTGGATTGCAAGAGTTTTATGTATTAGGATATGCTAAAGATAGAAGTATAACAATAACCCAATCAGACCCTTTGCCAATGAGGATAACTGGTTTAGTCATGGAGTATGGTTACTAATGTGTCCCCCACAAACTTTAATGTTAATTTCCGCAGGTGTTTCTGCATTTGGTCAATATCAACAAGCACAAGCACAAGCAAATGCTATGGAAAGACAAGCACAAATTGATAGACGTAATGCTGAAATACAAAATCAACAGTTAGAAGAAGATAGAAAAGTAGAACGTATAAGAGCGCATGATGAAGAAATGGAACGCAGAAGACAGCTATTAGAAAGTACAGCAACTATGAGAGCTATGAATAAAGGTAGAGATAGTGGTAGTTTTTTAGCTTTAGCTAATGCAGATAAAGAAAGATATGGTTTTGATGTAGCACAAATAAGATTGCAGTCAGAAGTTGCAGGAAGTCGTATAGCTAGTCAAATAGCTATAAATAAAACTTCTGTTCATAATGCTGGTGCAGGAGCTAGTGATGTTCGTAAAGCTGGTATATTTAGTGCAGGTGCTACTTTAGCAGGTGGAGTAGGTAAATATAAACAAACCTCTGTTCCATCATCTTCAACTTCTAACCCTAATAGCTCTGGAGGGCAAGGGCAAATATTTGGATTTTAATTAATGGCAGAAAGATATAGTAAATCTGTAGCAAAAAGAACTATAGGACAATTACCAAGAGTTCAACCCGTAGCAGAAAGAGTAGATTATAGCGAAGCTGAAATGTGGAAAACAGTTGCACAATCCGCAGGTCAGTTAAGTAATCAGTATTATCAATATGCTCAAGAAGATGC